ATATGTTACAGTGGAAGAATGATGCCAATTCAAACATCATTTCATTTGGTGATGGTTCATTTGATTATAACTTTGCTTCTGATGGTTCTGTTGGTTCTATCGGACTACCATCTGTAGGAAATACAACAGGTGATATCATCTTTTCAAGCACCGCTGCCTCAACAGATGCTTGGACACTATTCATCGATTTGAGAAAAGATAATAAAGACTATTCTGCCGGTCAGTTTGCTGATCCAATCGCTTTCAATAGAGGAAACGCAGCACTATGAGTAGAGAACTTATAGAATCAATCTTAAACAAAGATTATGTTTCCGCTAATGAACTATTTGAAGAAAATATGTCTGACATACAGGAAAGAAAACTGTATGAGTCCAAGCGTATGATGCAATCTGAAGTTTTTGGTGGCATGACTAGAGCCCAGGCTGAGAAAAAGTATAGGGAAAGAGGACAGACACCACGAAAGGCGTCTGATGTATATGGTGACCCAAGACAAACAAAACTTACACCTATCGGAACAGAGAAGAAAAGAAAAGCGGTACCATCTAGCGTAAAAAAACCAAAACCAAAATCTGAAAGACCGGGTGTTATTCAAAGAAACGTTAACACACTAATGGGTCGTGAACCTGGTTATAAACCAGAACCTAAAACACCAGAACAAAAAGGTGGTAGAGTAGGTAAAACAATCAGAGGTGTCCTTGGTGTCAATGCTGCCATCAATGATTATATCAGAAGAAATACGGGACCTCTAGAAGAGTAATTTACTAAATACATAAAATAGGTAAACAAATGAAACTTATTAGAGAAGAAATACAAGACATTCAATATCTGGTAGAGTCAGATGGTAAAGGCGGCAAGAACCACTTTATCACCGGTATCTTTATGCAGGCAGAAAAACAGAACCGTAATGGTCGTGTTTATCCTATGAATGTGCTTGCTAAAGAAGCGGCAAGATATAACACAGAATACGTTCAAAAGAATAGAGCATTTGGTGAACTAGGTCATCCAGAGAATCCTCAAATCAACCTAGACAGAGTTTCACATATGATTACGAAGTTACATCCTGATGGAACAAACTTCATTGGTAAGGCTAAGATATTAGATACTCCTAACGGAAAGATAGTTAAGAGTCTACTAGACGGCGGTGCAAGTCTTGGTGTGTCTACAAGAGGCGTAGGGTCTCTTCGTCCACATAATGGTTACCAGCAGGTACAAGACGACTTTAAGTTGGCTACAGCGGCAGACATTGTAGCAGATCCAAGTGCGCCAGACGCTTTTGTGCAAGGCATCATGGAAGGTAAAGAGTGGATATTTGAAAATGGTAAATGGAAAGAGATGCATAACGAAAGAGCAAAGAAACTAATTCGTGAAGCATCTCGACATGATATTGAAGACGTTGCCTTGAAGATTTTTGAAAACTATATTTCAAAACTTTGAAATTACTAAATAAGGAAAAGGAGTATTTCTAATATGTCTAAATCTCTAACAGAAGCAGCCAAGGCTGTTCTAGAAGGAAGAACACTAGACGAAGGTTATGGATCAAATCCATATCCATCAGTTGGTGGCGGATCTGTATCTAATCCAGATCCTGTTGATCCTTCTACAGCATCCACAGGTAATGCAAAAACACTACGTCCTGGTGCTAAGTCAGTTGACCAGAGACAGGCACAGACTGGCAAGGGTGCACCCGGGCCAGAAGCATTTCCAGGTCCAGAGGATCTAGGTGGTGCAACACCAACATCTACAGCAAAAGATAATCTAGGAGCCAAGGCTGCTGGTGGTAACAAGAGAGACACATCTGTAAAGGGTTCTGGATCACATGCAGAACCAGCAAAGCATCTTGAAGAGGATGATGAGGTCGAAGGTGATGTAGTAGAAGAAAACGCTACACCAACTCTAGCCGAGCGTCTAAAGGCCATTAAAGAGGCCCGCAAGATGTATGAAAAGAAAGAAGAAGAGGAAGACGAAAAAGAAGAGAAGCATGAAGGCAAGATGGAAAAGTGCGACGAGGACGTTGAACTTTCCGAAGAGCTGGAGTCCTTCATCGAAGAGGCTATTGAAGCCGGTCTTTCAGAAGAAGAAATCATGGAAGCCATTGATGATAACTTTGAGTTCGTTTCAGAAGAGTCAGAAGAAATTGCTGAGGAACTAGAGAACTACGAAGTTGATATGTCCGAGCATGTCGATGCTCTTCTAGCAGGTGAGAACCTATCAGAAGATTTCCATGCTAAGGCTACCACAATCTTCGAAGCAGCAGTTAAGTCAAAACTAGAAGAAGAGGTTGCTCTACTAGAACAGGCATATGCCGAGACTCTAGAAGAGAGAGTTGCAGAAATCGTTGAACAACTATCCACAGACGTTGACAACTATCTAAACTACGTTGTTGAGCAGTGGGTTGAGGAAAACGAAGTTGCAATCGAGTCTGCTCTACGCAGCGAACTAACAGAAGATTTCATTTCAGGTCTTCGTGCCCTATTCGCAGAACATTATATCGATGTTCCAGAAGATTCAGTAAATGTCGTTGAGGAACTATCTTCAACAGTTGAGGAACTAGAAGAAAAACTTAATGAAGAGATTGAGCGCAATGTTCAACTAACAGCAGCACTTAATGAGTCAGTTAAGTATGAACTAGTGTCCCAGGTTTGTGAAGGTCTAACAGCAACTCAGGCAGAGAAACTAAAGTCTCTTGCAGAGAACGTTACTTTCACAGATGAAGATGAGTTCATTGAAAAGATTTCAACACTAAGGGAGAATTACTTCTCAAATGCTGTCAAGACAGACGAAGTTCTTGACCGTGCAGAATCACAGGATCCAAAGATGATTTCAGAATCAGCACTCGAAGGTCCAATGAGTCTTTACGTCCAGGCACTTGGTAGAAGTCTTCCAAAGTAATTTAAAACTAACTTTAGTTAAACAGAAAGAAGGAAACTAAAATGTATCTTACAGAAAATCTAGAGCAGAAGTGGTCCCCAGTTCTCGACCACGCTGGTCTCAATCCAATTAAGGATTCTTATCGCCGTGCAGTTACTGCCGTTGTTCTTGAGAATCAGGAAAAGGCAATGGCCGAGGATTCTCGCCAGCTAAACGAAGCAGCACCAACTAACTCTGGTGGTGGTCTAGGAACAGGAACAAACGTCGCATCATACGACCCAATTCTTATCTCTCTAGTTCGTCGTGCGCTTCCTAACCTAATCGCATACGATGTCTGCGGCGTTCAGCCAATGACAGGTCCAACAGGCCTTATCTTCGCTATGCGTTCACGTTATCGCACAATGAGTGGTACAAATGCTGGTGTTGCTGGTTCAAACGAAGCATTCTTCAACGAAGCAAACACAGCATGGTCTGGTGAGAACAATGCATTCGGTCTAGGTAGCGGCATTCATCCTGCTGGCAACAACAATCCATTTTCTGATACTACACTTGCTGGTAATTCATTCCCAACAGGTACAGGTATGTCAACTGCTGAGGCAGAAGCACTTGGTGACGCTTCAACCAACATGTTCAACGAAATGGCATTCAACATTGACAAGGTTACTGTTACTGCCAAGTCTCGTGCCCTAAAGGCAGAATACACCACTGAACTCGCACAGGACCTAAAGGCAATCCACGGTCTTGACGCAGAGACAGAACTAGCAAACATTCTCTCCACAGAGATTCTTGCTGAAATCAACCGTGAAGTTATCAGAACAATCTATCGTTCTGCTACACTTGGCGCTCAGTATGGTGTTACAACTGCTGGTACATTCGATCTTGACACCGACTCCAATGGTCGTTGGTCAGTTGAGAAGTTCAAGGGTCTAATTTTCCACATCGAGCGTGAGTGTAACGCTATCGCCAAGGCAACCCGTCGTGGTAAGGGTAACGTCCTAATCGTTTCTTCTGACGTTGCTTCTGCTATGGCAATGGCTGGTGTTCTATCTTACACCCCACAACTATCTGCTGATCTAACTGTTGACGACACAGGCAACACCTTCGTTGGTATGCTACATGGTCGTATCAAGGTTTACATCGATCCTTACTTCGGTGGTTCAGCAAGCGGTGACGAACTAGTTACAGTTGGTTATCGTGGTGCATCTCCATTCGACGCTGGTCTATTCTACTGCCCATACGTTCCACTACAGATGGTTCGTGCAATCGGTCAGGATACCTTCCAGCCAAAGATTGGATTCAAGACTCGTTACGGCATGGTTGCAAATCCATTCGCAACTACAGCAGGTGACGGTGTTGTTGGTACCCGTGATGTTGCTACACAGGCAAACATCTATTACCGCATCTTCCGTGTTCGCAATCTAACCTAAGTTAGATGCGTGGCGCAAGCCAGCAACTAAGAGGGGTGCTTCGGCACCCCTTTTTTTGTTTAATAAATAGATATGGAGGATCACCATGACGATTGAAGCACTAACAACAAATACGCCAGAAAATACTTCCATACTACAGTTAACAAAGTTTACGTTTATCATTCCTGATAAACCATTCTTAAAGTATTTCTGTCAGACTGTTCAAATACCATCAGTCTCTACAAATGAGATTGAGGTGCCAACACCTTTTAGTGCAACATACAGACATGGTGAAAAACTTAGATACGATCCACTAACTATTACAGCAATGATGGACGAAGACTTGAGAGTATGGCAAGAGACATATGATTGGTTGAAGTCACTTACTAGACCCACAAGTTTTGCAGAATATCCAAGACAGTCAAAGAAAGAAATATACAAACCATTATATTTTGATGGTTACCTAACCGTCAATACAAATGCTAACAATCCAAATCTTCGTATCAAGTTTCGCAATTGTCATCCTGCGTCTATTGGAATGGTAAACTTCGACACTAAGGTAGATGCTGATTCCATTCCTACTGCTGATTTCACTTTCCGTTACGATGGGTTTGATATAGAAAGACTTTGACTTTTCCTTTTTATTATGTTATAATGAGTGTCTCGGAAAGGATAGATTATGAAACCACCAGTAACAATTGAAATATTGATGTCGTCATGGGCAGAAGATTCCGTTATCGATTCTACATCGATGGAAAAAGAACTGCTAAAAATTTCCCATCTACATGGCAAATATCTAAACGTAATGTCCTACCATAGGCATCTTGTTCGTAAGATGGAAGCAGATTACAAACTGCTAAAAGGTTTGCGTGAAGATTATTATCTTGGTCATCTTACACAAGAAGACTTAGAAGAACGTGGTTGGGAACCTATGCAGCATGTTCTATCTAATCCACAGATTGCTCGTAAACTCGAAACTGACGCCGAACTAAATAAACTGTTGCTCAAAAAGGTTGCTCATGAAGAGATTGTATCATATTGTGAGAATGTTCTAAAATCTCTACACTCTAGAACATGGGACCTTGGAAACTACGTCAAGTATATTCAACTCTCCTCAGGTAAATAATGAACCATTTGATCTTATATAATCACGACGAAACATATCTTAAAGTCCAATGCGATGAAAGTATTGCATGGGAACTTAGAGATGCATTCTCGTTTCGTCCACCAGGGTTTCAGTTTGTTCCTTCTTACAAACAGAAACTCTGGGATGGTTATCTACGACTATTCAATCCTGCAACTCGTGTAATCTATCGAGGTCTTGCACCACAGGTCACACAATGGATTACTGACAGAGGTTATACCTATGAATATGCAGATGAAGACCTTGATACATCATTTTCAATAGAAGAGGCAAAAGAATTTGTTGATGCACTTAATCCAAAACATTATCCCCGAGACTATCAGTTGGATGCATTCGTTCATGCTATTCGATCTAGGAGAAGGATTGTATTATCTCCCACTGGCTCTGGCAAGTCTTTGCTGCTATATCTTGTATGCAACTACCTCCTCAAGCAAGGAAAACGAGGACTCTTAATCGTTCCTAGATCCGCTCTTGTTGAACAAATGTTTTCAGACTTTCAGGACTATTCTGTAAAGAATGGTAAAGATATGTTCAAGTATTGCTGGAGAGTATATTCTGGTAAAGACAAAGACTCGCAGCATCCTATCATCATATCTACATGGCAGTCATTGCAGAGATTACCAAAAGAGTATTTCCAAAAGTTTGACTATGTTATATGTGACGAAGTGCATCAAGCACAAGCAAAGGCACTAACTGATATTGTATCTAAATGCACCAAAGCAGAGTATCGTTTAGGTGTAACAGGAACATTATCTGGTGCTAAGTCACATGAATGGCAGTTGATGGGATTGTTCGGTCAAGTATATAAGGCCACTACGTCTGCTGAACTTATGGCAAAGAAGCAGTTA